CCTGGATCTGTTACTCCACCAATTCCACCTGATGCGAAAGCACCTTGGCCTTGGTAAAGACCTGGTGTAGTTCCACCTAGATCTCCACTAGCGCCTGGCTGGTTTTTGATTATTTCTTCTGACATATTGTCACCTCCTAGTGATTTGTTCATTTGAATAGATCGGCTGTTTTGAGGAAACTACCGCCCCATAGGGATTTTTCAACCATTTCAGGTTGAGACTGAAAGATATCGCCGATATCTCCAGACTTTCGGAATGCGGTGTCTGCTTCCACAGCGTCTACTCGTTTTCCAAATTCATTAAACTCATTTGTTACTGATGCAATATCTTTTGCAACGGCTGCAAATGAATCCTTTACTACATCAACATCTACCTTTGAAGACTTAAGAAGTTCTACTTCTGCTTGCAAAGATTTTACTGTTGACAATAGATCGCTAAAGGCTGATGTTAGATTATTCTTGATTTCTGTAATTGCTTCAACAACTACATCATCTGACTTAGATACATCTGCGCTTGCGTCTGCTACCTTTTCAACTGCTTCTGCAACTGGTGCATTTTCAGTATTTTCTACAACTGCTTCTTCTGACTTTACAACTTCTGCTGTTTCAGTCTCTTCTGCTTTTGCTACTTCGGTAACTTCTTCAACCACGGCATCTGCCTCTGGAGCGACCACAACATCTTCAACTACATCTGTCTTTTCAACTTGTGTCTTTGATTTTGTCATATGTTGTACCTCCTTGTTAATCTTAGAAGTATTAATGCCTTTAGCACTATCAACTAAGAATTTTATCATTGTTGTTTTTTCATCATCCGTTTTTTCAACGAACCCTATGTTTTCCATCTGCTCTCCAGTAATGGGGCTAAGTTCTGACTCGTTTTCAGATGAAATTACAATTCCATTTTCCTTATCATAAAAAACATTTTCTAATACTGTTGTATCTGCTTTAATTACGTCAACACCATCAACCTTTTCTACAGATACGATATTTGCAAACTGATTTGCTGGGGAATCTACAAGACTCAACTCAACTAAATCATAATCCTTAATAATTCTAATCTGTGAGTCTGACTTCTCATCATAACCATCATCCCACTTGTTCATGCGTCCACCAATAGAAAAACCTGTAAGTGTTCCATCTAGAACTTTTTCCCAAGTATCCTGTGCACCCTTTGAAATATATGCTGAAACAAAAACACCTTTATAAAATTTCTTTGATTCTGGATCAAAGTATTTATCTTCTTTAAAGTTAATCATTTTACCAACTGCCAATGGTTGATGCATTTCACGAATATTGCCACGAAACTTTGCAAAAGCATTCATAGATGCTTCAGAAGTCACAATATCATTTTGCTTGTCAAGATTGTCTAGAGATGCAAAACCAGAAACAATGCGTCGTTCTTTGTCTACCTTACTAAAAGGCATCGAAAGACGAAGATTTTCCCCATCTGAATTCCAATGGGCTTTTGATATATTGCTCACCATTATATTATATACCCTCTTTTTTCATATCTTGAATACTGAGATATAGATAACGACTAATTTCTCCACCCTGGTTTTGCGGCTCTGAATAGTGCATTAAGCGATTTTTCACTCATCTGGAATAGCCCCTTTGATATACGCATATATTCACTATCCTTTTGTGCTAGATGAACAAAAAGAAGCGTTAGGTGGTCATTTTCACTAGAAGATGGAAAGTCTGGTCTCCCGTGCACTTCCTCTTCACCCTTAATAAAAAATATAGAGTTTGGAACATTGCTAAAACTTTCACCATTAATAATCAATGGCCAATCAATAGTACCATCAATAACTATGTCCATTACCCACTCACCAGTAGTTACGTCTTTGTGTTCTCTAAGTTCTGGAACTAGACCATCTTTAATTCTATAATCAACTATCTGACTGTATACGATCTCTAGTGAGTCATCTCCAGTTTCTTGCTTTGCCCTATTCAAAAACATTTCACTAAATTCTTCTGGCAAAAAGACTATCTTATAGTATCTAGTAAGTTCTTCACCATAAGACCAAGAACTCATATCTTTTTTTTGATCTAAAACATACGCTTTTATTTTATCAAAAGTTTCATTGTCAAAAAAATTATTTTTATATATAGATCTCATTATGACGAAGACCTACCTTCACCCTTTGGATTTCTTCCAGAAACAGTTGAGGTGCTATCGGAATTATTATTCGTTCTTTCTGCATCTCTTGCTCTTGTAGTGTTTGCCTCTGCTGCGGTAGTTGGTTTAATATCCAAAACTTCGTCTCCGCCTTCTCTTTGTGGCATGTCTAGAATTACTCTTGCCTCATTTGGAGTAATAATCTGATTCTTAACATATCTTTCAAGAATTTGAGATTGTGCAATTTCATCAGTCAGTGTTAATTCGTTGAACACAAACTCAAGAATATCTGTTTTTTCTCTAATGATTTTATTGATCATCTTTTCAAGTTGTCGTTGTGCTGGTCTAGCAACCTGTTCCTTAAAGGTGCGATCCTGTGCAAGTGCTGCTGCAATAGAACCAGAATCGCCACCTCCAAGTTTAGACAGTGGCACCTGATGTGCTACTAGGATATCATCACGGTTTTGTTTACGATACTCTTTAAATGAGCCATCCTGTATACCGTCTTCGATGGGATCCATTTTAAATTCAACTTTATTATTTTCGCTGTCACCTGGAAGTGGAATATATAGCGTTCGGTGTGATTGCCCTCTAAGATTTGTTTGTAAGAATCTAAACATCTTATCTTCTGCATCTCCAGAAAGTTTTGCACCCTTTAATGTTACAACATATCTTGGCACTGCCTTGTTAGCAAAATAATCAATATTGTACTGTGAAGCAAGTGAGTCTCCATGTAATGAGTTAATAGCCGACATGATGTCAGGAACTCCGTAAAATGTATTAAGAGGCGAGTATTGCTTAAAGTGAATAATTTCATTTGGTCTTGAATCAGTTGTTAAAGGGTTTGGATTCTTTGCTCCAAAGTTACGGAAGTAAACAATCTTGTTTCCAATGATCTGTACGTAACCATCTTTGAGTCGTCTTACTCGCATTGTAGTTGCTGGTATATGTCCAACATATCCTATCTCACCACGAATAGTTCTACCAATTTCTAGATAGCCATTTCCTGTTGACTGTAGGTCTGTATAAACCTTTTCCATTGTTGCTGTAAATGAGTCATCATCATTAAGAGATTCTAACCAATCACGCATTTCAATCTTTGCTCGCTCAATTCTCTTTCTGGCTTTTTGTGTTGCACTATTATCTTCTGCTGACTCAAGCCTCATGATGGTTCTTTGGGAAACCTTAAACTCGTAGCCAAGTCCAACAATGTTTTCTACCTTTGCATCAATAGCAGCATGATTAGCAAAAGATGTATCGTAGTAGTTTGCCAATTCGTAAAGATTCCATGGTGGTGTAATGACATCAAACATTCCATAGCCGTTTACATATACTAGCCCTGGATTTATTTCTTTTGACTGTGCTCCATCAATACCGCTTTTTCCAGCAAGTGCTGCTGTTGTATATTGAGTTGTTGGCTGTACCATCTTTGATGAAAGCCTAGAGGTTCTTCTTTTAAAGTTTGCATCTAGACCGTCTAAACTTTTTAGGGTTTCCCAAGTTCCAGTAAAAGGATCTGACTTTGCAAATGGGTCATCTTTCTTAATTGCATCATCAATTTTTGCACTAATTACATATTCATTATCTTCCATAATTATTCCTCATCACCATATAGAGCAATAGTATCTTTTGCTGCTTGAACCGCACCCAGATCATTAAGATTTGGAATTAGTCCAGACTTCATTCTGTCAACCTGTTCTGAATACTCTTCTTCAGAAACTCTTGTTAGTCCTGGAACAAATACACAAGTTCCATCTCCTGGATCTCCATAATGCATTGCTGCCTTTTTTAATTCTGCTATTCTAGAAATATCATTTTTATCTGAAGGGATATTCAGCACAGAACCATTACCATCTGTGAACCATTTACCATTTGCTTTTTTGTAGACATAAAGCCCCCAGTCATAGTTTTTTTCAATGACCTGTCTTCGAACATTTTTTACAATTGGTTGACCAGTTTTTGGGTCTATTAATGAATCCATAACTATAAGTATACCATATTAAACTGGATCAACAACTACTTGGCTCCAATTTACGTCAGAATATCCAGTATATCTATAGTTTCCAAACCTCAAAACCCTGCTATCGTCTACTACAATCTTGTTTGTTCCTGTATAACTCTTATAAACTTCTGCTGGGTTCACACCATAATAACTTGTTTCTGATAAGACCAGAACCTTGTTCCAATTAAATGATCCGACATTCCAGAACTTCCAGTCCAAATCTGTTGCATTAAGCACCTTAACCCTAAACCAAGGCCTTTCAGAAACATTCTGAACCTCTTGTAAATTTGTTGACTGATAGAATGAAATATTGTTAAATAGCAATGGGCCAGTTAGTCTTATTGCTCCTTCAAAATATGAAAAATCTAAAATATTTGCAAAACTAATGCCAATAAATCCCCAGTCCTGAAGTGTAACTACTGGTTCTTTTACTATCTTGCCGTTCCAGTAAAACCCTATGCCATCTTGTATTAATCCAGTCTTAAAATTAATTGCATAAATTTTTGCCCTTCGTCCGCTAGGATCGCAAGCAACAAGATAAAACTTTATATACGAATCACGACTTTCTATTTCAAAAATTTGTGTTGGTGCATATGGGAAATAGTCACCATCAAACCTAACAGCAAGTTGCATTGCAATAACCTTAAAACCATCAGATCTACTACTATTAACTGGAATCATAAGACCTCTATTTATTAGTGGATCATATTTTCCTTTTAACTGAATACCACTTGTTTTTGTTAAATAAAGATATGGAGATGACGCATTATAAATTGAAAACGGATTATCCTTTTTAAAATTATAATATATGCCAGTTTTTGTATATGGGTATATTGGTGTTCCAAATCTAGTACCAATTGGGCTTGCATCTGATTCATTGAGTGCCTGAGAACAATAAGACAAATTTTTTATATTTACATTATTTATTTCAGAATTTTTTACATTTATATCTATATGCGTTACTATTGACAAATCATTAAAATCAACTCCAGAGGGTGGATAGATGATCATATTGTCTACAACCTCATACTTTGTTGTCATCCAATCTGAGCCTGGAACTAGTACACCGTCTCTTGATGGTCTTTCTATTTTTGTAAAATAAGAAGATGGCGCATTTGCCCCAAGTTCTGTATACTGAAAGGTTATGTATGTTTTTACAAGTGCCCCGTCAGTATCATATTTATAGTCTTTTGAAATTTTATTTTTTAAATCTTCATAATCATTATATCCAGTAAACAAATAATTATCTAAAGACTCATAGGTTCTTTGTAGTGGGGATCCATACTGATTAGCAAGATCTTCATATGTCCAAGCAACTGGACTAGTCTCTATGGCAATTGTTTTTGTTGGAATTGGATAATTAATATTAAATTGAATAAAATCAAGATCAAAATATTGATCGCCTCTTTGATCAAGAACAGACTCTGCAAAATATGTCAATGGTAAATTATCTTCCCAATATGCGTTTGATGCAACAGCAAGTGTATACTTGTCAAACAAGATATCAGGAATCAGGGTATAACTTGCAGTATGCTCAACTAAAAAGTCTTCCTCTAAAAGAATAACTCCTCCACCAGAAATTGCTCCTGGATATGTGTCTGTTGTTCCTCCATAAGGTGGCAAAGAGGTTGTATCAATTCCTGCATCAACGTCTACTATTTCATTATTCTGATAAACAAAAAATAGATCTTCGTTTAGTCTTGGAACACCAACCTCATTAAATAAGTTTTTAATTTTTTGAAAATTATATTTAGTTGCAAATCCAACATTGTAAATTTTTCCATCAAATGTTGCACTGTTTGTTTTATCTCCGCCAACGTACATTCTTAAATCTGAATAGGACCCAAAAAAATCTGATACAGGATTTCCAAAAACTTCTACAAATCTAGGTATATTAATACCTGCCTCAAAGAACTCATTATTGTTTAAAATTTCAGAAGAATATAAGATTTCTGATTGTCCATTTATGCTTATAATATATTTTAAAACATTATTTTCTACCTGTATCTTAAAATAATTAGAAGTGTTTTCTTTTTCAATTTTAAAAAGTATTTGTGGGCCTATTATACTACCTTTTAATTGAAAACATCCATAAAATGCTGAAACTGGAGTTTTTAAAACATCAAAGTTTTCAAAAAATAAATATCCAGATACGTTATTCCACAAAGTATTTGGCTTAAATGAAAAATATTCTCTATTATCATAAAAAAAGTTTGAAGCATCTTCTACTAAATTAGCAACCCTATTATCTTCAAACAATTCTAACTCTGTTTTAGAAGAAAGAAAAACCTTTGGAAGTGGATGAGATATTACAGAAAGTGATCTATTTGATGTTGATATATTATCATTAAAACCCTGGTTCCAGGAACCTATTTTGGGATAAGAATAATTTGCAGTATAATCTGCAAAAGAGTAGTCAATTGCAACTGACGTACCGCTATATGCTGTATTTATATTTTCTGGAACTTCAACACCCTGACCAAACACATACCGTCTTTTTGCAACTTGATTAGGAACCAAATATGGATATATTCCAACACAGTCTATGTCTATTGGAGATACATCATCATAAGCATAAAAGCCAATCCAGTCTTGATCTTTGCTATCGGTATTTAGTTTTGATGGCAAGTTTGCAGAATCCTGTGAATATGGAATTGATATAACCTCTTCTCCATTAATTAAAAAGGATGCATTGTCTTTTCCAATCTTTAAATGAACAAGCATTGGCCTTGTCCACTCTCCAATATAGTTTGTTTTATACTCATTTCCAATTTTTAATCCTACAGAAGGACCATCCACATAAACTCCATCTGTTGAGCCAATAGGACCAATTATTCTTTTCCTAGTATTTGTATAAGAGTTTATTCGAATCCATGTTTCAAGTGTATATTGTTTAAATTGTCCTAAAGAATTTAACATTCCAGCACCAGGAATAATTAAAGAAGGTTTTTCATTATTTTCAAATAAAGTTGTGTGTCCAGAAGTTCCATAAATCAGTGGTATACCAGCATTTTTTGCTTTTATCATGTTGTCAGAAACAAGATAATAAGCATTTAATTCTTGAAGACCATAGCATTTAGCAATAATCCCTTTGTGTGGAGACAAAGCAATTGTTGATGGAATATCTATAACGCTAGTTCCTAAAGAACTTGAAGCAAACTCTTCTGACCATTGGCCAAGAGTTATTCCGTTGACTCTAAATGCATGCTCTTCATTTTTATTTTCAACATATGTAATTTTAAACACTACCCTAATATTTGAGTCATCTGGTGGCGCATCAAAAGTTTCTGATATAAAAATCCATTTATTGTTTACAACTGTATCAAAATTTTTAAGATGGGTTACGGTTTGATCACTTGTTGTATCTAAATATTCATACCCAATTGATAAACTTGTAATATAGGAACTTTCTGAATAAAAATAACCACCTACACAAAATGTTTTTAGATATTTACTTAAATCTTGTATGTTAATTAACTCTTGACTTTTTGCAGTAATTGTTGTTGTTCCATCTAATGAACCAGTTGCAACAATTCTACCAACATAACTATCAATAAACGGTGTATCAGAAGTTTTGGTATATGCGCTTGCCAATCCACCATTTATTGACCAGTTAGAAAGATTTCTCTGTGACTCTGATATTAAAGAAATATAGTCTGCTCCATCATCAAGAGCCCATAGCCCAATAGGATGTTCTGCAAACACCTTTTCTGCATATAAGTTTGATAGAGTAGACATTATAAGTCTATTTTACCACAGAAGACTACTTGTTTATTTTAATTTCACAATAGTCCGTTGTGCAGTATGCTTCACCCTGAGCCTCTAAATTATCTACACCATCATATATTGCTCCAAAGTCAATATGCTTCAGTTTACCAATATAAGACTCATACTCTTCTTCAGTAATTTGAGTGTATGGCTGTTGTGGATAAACAGTATTTCCCATTGGCAAAAATGAGACTGCCTTTAGTTGTCCCTCGTACATGTGTAGTGCTGGAACAACATGCTTTGACTCTGTTTCCTTGTCAAATGAAAGTGTTACAGAAACACCATTATCTGACCAGTACTTTTGAGCAGTTGCAGCAAGTGCAATTTTTTCAAACAATGTAACATCCTTTTCAGATCTTGGGTGACCTGACTTGATTGGGAAGTATACGACTGATGTGTTTGCTGATACTACGTCATCTTCGATTGTGTACCCTGCTGCTTTGAACAAGTGCATCATTGGATCTGTGTTTCCAAATCGAACTGCACGAAGGAAGAAGTTTCCTCCAGGTCCCCAGTGAACTCCAGGAGTTGCGCCAGAAAGAATTGAAACTGATCCTGATGGCTTAACTGTTGTTACACGAATTGATTCACGAACACAAAGCCATTCTGAATATGAGTGATCATATTTACGAATTGTTGTGTATCCTTCGTCCATCCATTCACGAACCGTTGGCAAACCTTTTTGATCAGCAAATGATGCAATGCCAGTAAGTGATGTACCAATACGACGATTGCGCTGCATGATGCCATTAGTCTGTTGCCAGTGTGTTGGAACAAGTGTTACAGTCTTTCCATAAAGATATGCAAACTTTAGGGTACGCAGGAAGTCCTCCTTGGATTCATGACGATTCAGGTGCACCTCTACAAGTGTACACAATTCGTATGATTCCAATGGCTGCTCTGCACATGGGTTAAATCCCATCACACGATAATCTTTACCGTCTGGCGCATCCTTTAGTCGTCCATAATTACGAGCAACATCAAGCCAGATAAAACCTGGTTCTCCATTTTCTGTAATCAAATCTACATAGTCTTCATACTTAGTCCCCACCTCTGCTGAGATAGAGTTATTAGACATCCAAGCCCATCCTGGATTTTCTGGGTCAAAAGAATTGCGCTCTGGAAACACTTCTGCATTCTTAAGATTCATGAATGCTTGGTCACCTTCATTTCCTAAAGCAAGGGTTGCAGAACGACGAACATTGCCAGATACTACACAGGTACCAATTAGGTTTACTAGGTCTACAATGGCACGAGAATCTAGTGTTTCGCCTGCTCTGGAGCCGATTACACGGTCTATCTGATCATGCAACTTAATAAGAGGTGCAGGTCCCGATGCAACGCCACCAAAGCCTTTAATTGGTGCTCCAAGAGGTCTAATTAAGTCATAATTAAACTTTTGAATACTTTGATTTGGTCTTAGGTAAGAGTTAATTAAAAGTCGTACCGACTCCACCCAACCCTCACGAGTGTCTGGAATTTCAAAGATCTCTTCTGGCTCCGTCGGTGTATAGATTGCAAAATTCTTATCCTGTCCAACAGTATCAAAACCAACACCAATGCCAAGCATTAATGCATCCATCACCCAAGCAAATAAGGCTCCTGGATCATTTTTATCAAGATCTTTTGTTGAAACCATTGCACAATTTTGTAATGCTGCTGAGTTCTTCTTTTCCATAGTCATAGGAGTTCCAAATGCCCACATGCCACGACCTGGTGGTGTCCACTTTAACTCAAACATTCTCTGGAATGCTTCCTGTGCTGACTTCTGAGCCTTATAGTCATTCCATGGCAAACGATTTTCCTTAGCATGATTCTTCTGTACTGAATACATACCCTCGATTACACGACGACAAACCTCATGCCATCTTTCCTTAGTTCCATCTTCCTTCATGCGAGAATAAGTACGAATAAAAGTAATTTCTCCAAGTGAATTTTCTGCTGCATCTTTAAATCCAAATGGGCTTTCTGCGTTTTTGTATTTTTCTACAAAATCCTCTGGAAGTTTAAAACTAAAAAAATCTGACATGTGTTTCGTCCTTTCTAAAACGGAATAAGTTCAATTATAGCAGAGTTTTATAAAAAGTAAAACTCTACCTAAATGTATTGTTGAGAGTTTTATTTAAAAGTTTTCTTTTGCCAAAACTTAAGTCTATAACCATTTTGAAAAGTAGATCTAACCTTATTACTTTGTTCTTCTACCTTTTTTGTTGAGAAGTTTTTGTCTAATTCCATAACCCAATCTTCTCTTTTAAATGGAAAAACTTGAGACATTGGTGTTCCCTGTTTTATTGTTCCTTTAAAATTCTTTTTTATTAAAAAAGAAAGATGTCCATCAGTAAAATAGTTATCAGTATCAACTACAGCATCTATAGCCTTTAGTGGTGATGGTGGCTGATGCATTGGACTTGTAAAAAATGTGCTATATCCAGCATTAGTTTGTACCATCCATGTGGGGTGAATTCTTAAAATTTTATTGCAGTATATATCGCTATCTATTGGCAAATGAGATACCTGTTCTTGTGAATGTTCACTTATCAACAAAGAGTAATACTTGTTCATAGCAGCAGGAAGTTGAATGTTAACATTTCCATCAGTTGTGTCTATGTATATATCGCATGGTACCTTTAGAAGATATCCCATTGCCATTGCATCAAAAAACGCTTGACATTTTTTTACTGTTAACCTCATGACACCCTTATCAGGAACATCGCTACCCGAAATTGCAGGTTGCTCTTTATACCAAGTTGGAATATTTTTAGTTGCCTGCTCTGGTTCTGGAACAATATTAACTAATTGAGGATACATTTGAAGAAATCTAACAGTGTTCATATAAGCCTTTCTTTTATATTAATTATAGCATATTAAAGGGTTTGCCACAATTTTGGGTCTTGCAAATCTAATAAATAACTTGGGGCAACATAAAAATGCAACAACTCTTCATCATTTTCTACAAATGTTGAATTATCTATACATTCAGACATTATTAATAAACTACGATCATTTGGCTCAATAACAAAAAATTCATCTTTAAAATAAAGGTTTTCAATAATTTTGTTTTTTTTATTTGAATATATTTTTCCATAAAAAGAAAAACTTTTATTA